CGAACTCGTCGCGGCCGATGTCGGAGTGAAGTGCGGAGCGACAAGCGTGCCGTTCGAAGACTGGTGGATCGATCCGACTTATATCTCTCTCTCTCACGCGAGAGCCGTCGCGCGCTCGATGACCGCTGGAGTACTCCAATGAAATCCGAATCGGTCAAGATCGACTCGATCTCCGAGGATCCCGCGAACCTCCGTCGACACGGCGAGCGGAACATCGAGACGATCAAGGCGAGCTTGAAGCGATTCGGGCAGCAGAAGCCGATCGTCGTCGACTCCGACGGAATCGTTCGCGCGGGCAACGGGACGCTCCTCGCCGCCAAGCAACTCGGCTGGAACGAGATCGAGATCGTTCGCTCTACGCTTAAAGGCAGCGAGGCGACCGCGTACGCGATCGCCGACAATCGCACGGCCGAACTCGCGGAATGGGACACGGACGCGCTCGGAGCGGCTCTCGAGGCACTACGAGCAGAGGGAGAAGGTCTCGACCTTGCGGCTGGATTCGACGAGAGCGAGATCGCCAAACTACTGAACCCTCTAGGCGATAAGCAACTCGCCGAGTTTCCCGAGGTCGACGAAACGATCGAGACCGAAAGCCAATGTCCGAAGTGCGGATACCGATGGAGCGGCGGAGCCGTGACCGATTGACGAATCACATTCGCAAGATCGAGAAGCCTCCGTATCGCGTTCCCCTGATGACCGAGATCGCCGCGATCCCTTGGAACGGATTCCGAGTTGCCTCAACCTTTAGCGGCTGCGGAGGTTCGTCTCTCGGCTACCGAATGGCTGGGTTCAAGGTCGTATGGGCTTCTGAGTTCATAGAGGCTGCGGCGGAGGTCTACGCGAAAAATAACCCGAGAACGATCCTCGACCGACGAGACATCCGAGTCGTTCAATCCGAGGAGATTCTCGCCGCAATTGGCGTAGCGTCGGGAGAACTCGACATCCTCGACGGCTCTCCTCCTTGCTCCTCATTCTCGACGGCTGGAAAGAGAGAAAAGGGTTGGGGAAAAGTAAAGAAATACAGCGACGGAGCGCAGCGCACCGACGATCTTTTCTTCGAGTTTGTTCGTGTTCTCCGCGGAGTACGGCCGCGCGTCTTCGTTGCCGAGAATGTGAGCGGCCTTGTCAAAGGAACTGCGAAAGGGTACTTTCTCGAAATCCTCGCCGCGCTCAAAGGGAGCGGATACCGCGTCTCCTGCAAAGTTCTCGACGCGCAATGGCTCGGAGTTCCGCAGTCAAGAACTCGCACGATCTTCGTCGGAGTTCGCGACGATCTCGGAGTCGATCCTGTCCATCCGACTCCGCTTCCGTATCGGTACGCCATCAATGAGGCGATCCCTTTCGTCAACAGTCCTTGGGTCGTCGAGAACGGAGCGGACATACGAAGATTTTGTACGGGAGCCGAATGGAAAAATTTAGCCGAAGGCGAGCAATCCGCGAAGTACTTCAGCCTCCAGCGAGCGCACCGAGGACGGCCAAGCCCCACAATTCTGGCAAGTCATGGGAGTGCTGGAATCGCCTCGGTCACTCATCCGCTCGAGCCGAGGAAGTTCTCGATCGGAGAACTCAAGCGGATCTGCGCGTTCCCCGACGACTTCGTACTTCTTGGAAGTTATGCCCAGCAATGGGAACGACTGGGTCGCGCCGTTCCTCCTGTCATGATGAGCCATATCGCGGCAACGATCCGCGACAAGATTCTCCGAAAAATATCCGAATGACCGAATCACTACAGCACCAACCGAGCGGCTCTTGGAAGTTCGACGCAGGAGTCGGCGATTGCTTCGACGACATGGTCGAGCGGTCAATCCCGCTCTATCGAGAAACTCTCGATCTCCTCGCGCGGCTCGCGCTCTCGCATCTCGGCGCAGGACGGACTGGCACGATTCTCGACCTCGGATGTTCAAATGGAAACGCTCTCGCGCGCGTCCTCGAAATCGCCGAAGCCGAACCGAAGAGCGGCAAGTTGAAGGTATTAGGAGTCGATCGCGAGCAACATATGCTCGACCGCGCGCGAACTCGCCTCGGAGACGGAGTCGAGTTCATCAATCATGATCTTGCCTTGCCGCTTCCGTATCGGCTTCAAGCCGCCAAACCCGATTGCGTCTTCCTGCTTTGGACGGCTCAGTTCATTCCGATTGAACACCGCGCAAGGCTCTTTCGTGAAATTCGCGAGATCGTAAGTCCGAACGGTGCGCTCTTCGTCGCAGAAAAACTCCGCGGGCAAACCTCCCGCTTTCAAACCGCCATCGACCGACAATATCGCGAATACAAACTCCGCGTCGGCGGATACTCGCGCGAGTCCGTCGAGGCGAAGGCCAAGTCACTTGAAGGAGTCCTCGTCTCTCTCTCTGCTCCAGAGCAAAAACAATTTATGGCGAACGAAGGTTGGGCAGTAGAGGAAGTGACTCGCTATCTCGGCTTCGCGAGTTACTACTGTTTGCCGAAATAGAGAAAGAGAATGGCTCGACCTCCGATCGAACTTAACCTCAAGCAGATCCAAGCCGCGGCCGCGATCGGTTGTACGCAAGAGGATATCGCTCGCCTCGTCGGAGTCTCCGAGCGCACGATCTCGCGACGAGCCGACGCGCGCGAAGCAATCGCGCAGGGTATGGCCGTGATGCGAACGAGCCTCCGTCGGATGCAATGGGAGAAGGCGAAGGACGGAAATGTCACGATGATGATATGGCTCGGTAAGCAAATGCTCGGCCAGAAAGACCGCGTCGAGGAGACGCATCGCGAAGAGGTCGTCGAGATTCAACGCATCGCTCCGCGAGGCGAATGAAGATCCGAATCCCGCATATCGAGAGCGTCCTCCATGCGTCGCAGCGCGAAGTTTTTCGCACACTCGCGCGCTTCAATGTCCTCGAGATCGGTCGACGCTGGGGAAAGACGACATTCGGCCAGCAACTCGTCATCGAAGCCGTCCTCGCTGGGAAGTCCGTCGCATGGTTCGCACCGAACTACAAATTCCTCGCCGATCCGACTCGCGAGTTCGAGCGCGCGCTCGCTCCGCTGCTCACGAACTACGACAAGGTCGAAAAGCGTATGACCTTCAAGACGCGCGGACATATCGACTTCTGGACGATGGAGGACACGAACTCGGGACGCGGCCGTTCCTACGACCTCGTCGTCGTCGACGAAGCGGGCTTCGCTCCGAAACTGCTCGAGTCGTGGCGAGCGGCAATCCTCCCGACTCTCACCGATCGCAGCGGCTCCGCGCTCTTCCTCGGAACGCCGAAAGGGACAGGAGACTTCCATCAACTCTACTTGCAAGCCGAATGCGACTCGAGCGGCCTCTGGAAGTCGTTCCGCCTCGGATCAAATACGAACCCGTATCTCGATCCCGCCGAGATCGAGATCGCGCGCTCGATGCTTCCGACCGAGGTCTTTGCTCAGGAGTACGAAGGCATCCCAGCCGAGGACGGAGGGAACCCGTTCGGCTTAACCGCGATCCGCTCATGCATCGGAACGATGTCGAACCTCGAACCCGAATGCTGGGGAGTCGATCTCGCGAAGTCCGTCGACTGGACGGTCGCAATCGGCATCGACGCGAACTTCCGAGTCTGTCGCGCGGAGAGATGGCAAGGTAGTTGGCAACTCACGCGCGAGAAACTCGTTCGCCTGATCGGATCCAAACCCGCGCAGATCGATTCGACGGGAGTCGGCGACCCGATTGTCGAGGACATCAAGCGCGTTTGTCCGAAGGCCGAAGGCTTCCGATTCTCTTCGACCTCAAAGCAGCAACTTATGGAAGGTCTCCAGATCGCGATTCAAACGGGCGAACTCAGTTTCCCCGACGGATGGATTCGCGCGGAACTCGAGTCGTTCGGATTCCGATACTCAGGGAGAACCGTCTCGTACGAAGCGACCTCGGGACACGACGATGCGGTGTGCGCGCTCGCGCTTGCCGTTCATGCCCGAAGACGAAAGCGTCCACTACTCTTGAAGGTACTTTGATGGCTCTACTCAATCGACTGAAGCGGATGTTTACGAACGAGAAACTCGTCGCGACATCGCTTAAGGTTCTCGCAGGAGGACAAGATTCGTTTCGCTCTTCGTTCTCGCCGCTCGCCGCGTCCGCGTCGTACCGATCTTGGGTCTACGCCGCGGCCAACTTGAACGCGGCCGCCGTCGCGTCGTCTCCGCTGCGTCTCTACATCCGCCGCGCAAGCAAGGGACGCAAACCGCTCTGGAATACGGCTCCCGCGTCGCGACGCATGAAGTCGTACCTCGCTGGAGGACTCGCGCAAACGCCATCGCATGGAGTGATGCAGAAAGCCGCCGAGTACGGCGACGAGTACGAAGTGGTCAACGACAATCATCCGATCCTCGACCTGCTCACGAATGTAAATCCGTACCAGAACGGATACGACGCGACCGTCCTCCGAATTCTCTACCTCGAACTTACAGGGAACGCCTACCTCCATCCCGTGATCGACGAGCGTCTCGGCATCCCTCGCGAACTCTGGACGATGCCGAGCCAATGGATCGAGATCGTCGCAGGGAAGACGCAGTTCATCGACGGATATTTTTACGGTGCGACGCGCGAGCAGCGTCGACTCTTCACGGTCGACGAAGTGATTCACTTCAAGCGACCGAATCCGAGCGACCTCTACTACGGACTGGGCAAAGTCGAAGCCGCTTGGGGCGCGATCCAGATGAATCAAGCCGCGCACGAAATGGACTTGAGTTTCTTCGAGAACAAGGCTCGACCCGATTATCTTCTCTCTCTAAAGAGCGATGTCTCGGCGGAGGAAGTCGATCGGCTCCAAACGCAGATCGACGAGAAACTTCGCGGAGCGCGTCGCGAAGGTCGGTTCCTCACGACAAACGCCGAGGTCACGCTTAACCCGCTCTCGTTTCCGCCAAAGGACTTGAGTGGACGCGACGAAGTCGTCGAGGAGATCGCCGCGATCTTCGGCGTTCCTGTCTCGATGCTCAAAGCAAACGATCCGAATCTCGCGAGCGCGACCGCGGGCTATGCGATGTGGCGAGAGACGACGATTCTCCCGCTGCTTCGCATGGACGAGGAAGTTCTAAACCAGAAACTGCTTCCGCTCTTCGGCATCGAGGGCGATGCGTTCCTCTGCTACGACAATCCCGTCCCAGCCGACGCTCGATTCGATCTCGAGCAGCGACGCACCGCGACGGCTGGAGGCTGGAGGACGGCGAACGAAGCGCGCATCGAAGAAGGCCGCGAGCCGATTGACGATCCGAAGGCCGATCAATTGCTCGTCAACGGGATCCCGCTAGGCGGTCAACCTGCTCCCGCTCCGTTCGGCTCGCCGATGGCCGCTTCGATCGACGCGATCGACGACAAGGCTTCTCCGCTCGCTCCTGCGCTCGGTATGAGTTCCGCGCAAGTTCAATCGCTCATCGATGTCGCGATGAAGTCTCGTCGGCGAGTGAAGGCTTTGACGCTCGAGGAGATCGACCTTCAACCGACCGAGTCGATGGCATCGAATGCCGAGCGCGGCCTCGCTCTTCGCGACGAGTTCAACCGCGGAGGGACGGCCGTCGGAGTCGCTCGAGCGCGAGACATCAAGAACCGAGCGCGACTCTCGCCCGATACGGTCGGTCGCATGGTCGCGTACTTCGCGCGTCACGAAGTCGACAAGCAAGGCGAGGGATTCCGAGCCGAGCAGGACGGCTATCCGTCGGCTGGGTTGATCGCTTGGCTCCTCTGGGGAGGCGATAGCGGCAAGGCTTGGGCAGATTCCAAATGGCGAGCCATCAAGCGCGCGCGCAACGACGACGAGAAATCGCAAGCCTCGAAGAAAGAGCGGATCGCGATTCGCAAATCGTGCGACTGCTCGGCTTGCTTGGATCTCGAGACCGCGCTTCCGCCTCGAACCTACTCGCTCAAGACAATGTGGGACGATGTCGCCGAGGACGAAGAGAGAGAGATTCATACGAAGGCGAAGGCGGGCGAACTGTCCGAGTTCGAGGCGAAACTCGCGAGAGCCGTCGACAAGGTCTTGCAAGATCAAGTCGCGGCCGTCCTCCGCAAACTGAAAGGCGTAACGACTCCGACGGCGGAACTGATCGCGGAGATCGAAGTCCTTCTCGCGTCGGCGAAATGGGATCGCGAACTCGTCGCGGTGATGCGTCCCTACCTCAAGGACGCGATCGCGAGCGGAACCGCGATCGGCTCGGCCGCGATCGAGAAACTCGTCGCGATGCCGTCATTCGTTCCAGACAAATCATTCCTCGACGCGTACATCGAAACCGAGTCGACGAAACTCTCGAGACAAATCGCGCGCTCGGTCAATACGACGACGACCGTCCGAGTTCAAGATCTCCTCGGGAACGGACTGCAAGAAGGGAAGACGATCCCGCAACTCGCCGACTCGGTGCAGGACTGGGCGGGAAAGGCTGGAGACGCGGAACGCTCGACGCGCTCGCGCGCGGTGACTGTCGCGCGGACGGAAGCGCAGCGCGCGATGCAATCGGCGGAGATCGAAGCATGGAAGTCGACGGGTCTTGTCGAAGGCAAGACTTGGCTACTCGCTCCCGCGGCTTGTCCGTTCTGTACAAGCGTCGCGAAGGCGTTTGGCAAGAAGGCAATCGCGCTCGAGGAGTCGTTCTTCGCGAAAGGCGAGGAGATCACCGCGAAGGACGGCTCGAAGATGATCCTCGACTACGGCGACATCAGTCATCCGCCCTTGCATCCTAATTGCCGTTGCTCGCTCCAGCCGCGACTCGTCGACGACTACGAGACGATCGTCCGCGACGCAGAGAAGGAACTCCCGCTCGGCGAATGGATTCCTCCAGAAGACCGCTAGGAGTCGCGTAGGCGAGTCCGAATCGAAACCGCCTCTATCTCTCTCTCTCCTCTAGGAACGCACTACGCGCGAACGGCGCGACGAAAGAAGCCCATATGAACGCTACTACTTGCCGCAAGGCTCTCACCGCTCAAATCAGCGGCTCGACGGCGAAGGGATTCACGGCCGTGATCACCGCGGAGACGCTCGACCGCGACGGCGAGGTTCTCATCCCGAGCGGCATGAACTCGAAGGAGTTCGAGCAGAATCCCGTTCTGTTCTGGAATCACGACTACGCGCTCCCAGTTGGCAAGTCCCTCGGCCTCAAGCGTCGCGAGCGCGACATCGTCGGAGAGTTCACTTTCGCCGTCCGTCCCGACGGCTACTCGGGCGAGTTCTTTCCCGAGGTCGCGGCCGCGCTCGTCGGGCAAGGCATCGTCAACGCCGTCTCGGTCGGCTACATCCCAGAGGCTGGAGGAGTCCGCAAGGCGACCGACCTCGATCGCAAGAAGTACGGCGAGGAAGTGACGACGATCTACAACCGATGGAAACTCCTCGAGATCTCGCTCGCTCCGCTCCAAGCGAATCCCGACGCGCTCATCACCGCCGTGAAGAAAGGGATCGTCTCGCCGCTTGCCGCGAAGAAGTTTTTCGGAGTCGTAGCGCCGAAGCGAACGATCGTCGTGATCTCGCTGCCCTCACCCAAGAGCGCGCAAAAGCCGATCGACTATCTATCCATCGTGCAGCGAGAAGTCGCTCGCGCGAAAGGCTCTCTCTATCTCTGAGCGTACGGACTAGCAAACGGCATTCGCCTCGACGCAGTTCCTCAATCGCAGAGAGAGAGAGATTCACCGAGGTAAACCATGACAAGCATGACCATTTCAGATTTCAAGGACGCGCTCACGCGTGCAGGAAAGACAAAGGGAGCGGCTGGAGTCACTCTCCAGAAGAAACTTCTCCTCGATTCGTACATGATCGTCGACGCGGACGGCCTCGCCGTCGATCCCGAGACGCTCGATGTCCATCTCATCCCAAGCGAATCCGCTCCAGCCGTCGACGAAGTCGTCGAGGCTTCAACGGAAGCCGCGATCGCGAAGAGCATCCGCTCCGTGATCTCGTCCGAGTTCCGTCGCATCGCGCCGACTGCGAACTCCGTCGTCCTCGCGCCGACGAATCAGTCGTTCAAGTCGTACGGGAAACTCAAGGCGTTCTCCTCGAAGGAACAAGCGTTCCGCTTTGGCTCTTGGTGTATGGCCGCTATGGGTCACGCGAAGAGCGCGCAGTTCTGCAAGACGAATGGCATCCATCACAAGGCGCACTACGAAGGCAACAACTCCGCGGGCGGCTTCCTCGTTCCCGACGAATTCGAGAACGAGATCATCACTCTCCGCGAGCAGTACGGAGTCTTCCGTCGAAACGCGAAGGTCTATCCGATGTCGAGCGACACGCTCCGAATCTCGAAGCGCGCGAACGGACTGACCGCGTACTTCGTCGGCGAGATCAACGCAGGAACCGAGTCGACCCAGACTTTCGATTCCGTGCAAATGGTCGCCAAGAAATTG